GAACAAAAAAAATATCATAAATCTGATAATGTTATCTTTGATAGATGTCCTTTAGATAATCTTGTATATAGTATGTGGGCTACGGAGCAGTCTAAATTGGATATCGACGAAGAGTTTGTTAAATCATGCATACCTAATGTGAGAGAGAGCTTCTCTAATATAGATATTATATTTTTTACTCCTATAACTAAATGTGCATCAGTTGAAATTGAAGAAGGTGATTTACGTGATGTAGATTCTAAAATTATAGAAGAAATTGATAATATCTTTAAAGCTATGCATCGAGAATATATGACTAATGATACAAGTGTATTTTTTGTTAAAGATGATAAACCTGGTATTATAGAAGTTTTCGGTAATAGAAGAGAGCGTATACAAATAATTAAACTTTATTTAGATGCTGAAGGTGACTTAACAGGCGGTGGTGATCTTATTGATGAAGATATATTATCGCACATGAATACGCTGAGTGGAGCCTGGTCAGACGTAGATCCTACAGAGCATTCATATATACAAAAAGCTATTCAAGAGCAAAATAAAAATAAACGTATGAATAAATAATTATATGAAAGCTTATGATAGATTATGTGAGCGATATATGACGAAACAAGTACGCTCCTTTTATCCTCGAAGGTTTGAACTTTCGAAAGAATTTCTTGAAGCATTTAAATTAGAGTACTCTAGATTAGTTGAGAGCGGTCAAAATCGAAAGACATTATTAGAGAGAATTCGTAAAGCTCTATCTTTTCACCTTTAATTTTTGTAACACTTTAACAATATATTTTAATATTTCCGATCTCACGATATCTAATTCATTAAATTTGAACGTATATAAGCCGTGATCATAAGATTGTTTATTATCAAATGCATTCACAATCTCCATAAACCCAGTCTTGCCTCCTATATCGCTTTGCTGGGTATCACCGGTAACTATATACTTTGTATTTTCTCCGAATCTTGTTAAGATAGTAGTTAACTCTACTTGTGTTAGGTTTTGCGCTTCGTCAACAATAACACACGCATTATTAAATGTTAAGCCTCGTACATAATTAACAGGAACACACTTAACATACTCCTCTGTTATTAAGCTAGAAGACATAGATTTATCTAAAAATTCATTTAATTTTTCAAATAACGGGAAGCACCAAGGTAAAAACTTTTCATCAACTTCACCTGGAAGAGATCCCATGCTTTTTGAGGCAGATTCTACTATACTTCGTATATAAATAATTTCCCGTACTTTATGTGTACGTAATAATTGTAACGCTACATAAACTGATAGATATGTTTTCGCAGATCCAGCAGGACCGTCGACAATTGTCATTTTACATTTATCCTTAAAGCAAGTTTCAAGAAATTCTTGATGAATAGGGGTGATTTCGTATTTTTGTTTTACATCAAAATCTAAGAACCTGTTTTTTTGTATACTCTCTTCAATTTCGTTGTTCTTTATAACCGTTTTTCTACTAACTCGCTTACCACTTAATGCAGTTCTTTTGGTTGAGTCAGAAACCGACGCGACCCGTCTTTTTCTAGTCATATTTTTAATTATTTATGAATTTTGTTATGAGATTACTTATATTAATAACTTCATTATTTGACATATTTGGATATACCGGTAGGTAGCATACCTGTTGAGATAGATTATATGCATTTAAATTATTGTATTGCTTATTAAACGGTGCTTGTGCAGACATAGGCTTAAAGGAATGCCTAGCTGCTATTTTATTTTTATTCAAAAAAGCTACAAGATTATCTTTTATAGAAGAAGATACTTTTATATCATGAACCCATACTACACTTCTTGGCGGCATTTTAATATTATCAGGTAAGTGTTCGTCATATAATCGACTTATTTCCTCTCTTCTCTTTATATTAGTTTCTACGTTATTTAAACTATCTAAAATTAGTTGAGCTTGGCTATCCGTCATTCTATAGTTAAAACCTATTTTATCATGTTGAAAATTATGCTCTTCTCCGAAAGACATAGACTTCATATCCCTTGCTATAGTTGCTAAATCTAAGTCATTAGTAGTTATAGCACCACCCTCTTCTCCATGTACAATTTTATTGCGATAAAAACTAAAGCAACCAATATCATATGAGCCCGCCATACAATTTTCCCATATACCTCCATACGCTATTGTTGGAAATCCGTTCTTAGTAACGTCCTCAGTCCATACACCACCGTGTGCCTCAGCCGCATCTTCAATTACTCTTAAATTATATCTAAGAGCTAGGGTCATAATTTTTTCCATGTTTACTATTCTACCGTAAACATGAGTAATCATAATTACTTTAGTTTTCTCAGTTATATGCCGCTCTATTAAATCTATATCAATTAATAAATCATCTGTACAATCTATAAATATAGGAGTTAATCTTGCATACCATACAGCCCATGCTGTAGCAACCATAGTAAATTCGGGTACAAGTACTTCAGAGTTTTGCGGTAATTGAAGCGCCTCTAAAGCTAAATGTAGGCTTGATGTTCCGGTGCTTGTTGTAACACAGTGATCTGTACCAATATACGTTTTAAACTTATCTTCTAGTTCGAGATATTTCATTCTAACACCGATTGTATATGTTCTTTATATTTTGGTCTTAAACATTTCCATGAATTTTTCTCTGCATATTTTAATCCATCTTTTGAATATTGAGTAATATCTGTATTATATACTTTATCTATTTTATTTGCAAGATCTTGTGGTTGATATTGAGCGCTTGCTACAACACCATCTGCTGCGTACACGTTCTTATAGCCTGTTACTGGTATTAACCCTTCTAGTGGCAGCCATTTATTTATTGGAAATCGATTTCCAGCAATTACATACATACCAGCTGCACGAGCTTCTTGTAACGGTAGAGATAGTGCATTAAATCGCTCTGGAAAGACGAATACATCTCCTGAACTCCATAAATCTTCATAATCTATAGTTTTATTATTATTAAAATTAATTTCCATTGGAGTTGTAGTCGTCTTGTGAAACTCTTTTAATTGAGCTTGATATTGTTGTATCGTAGATGTTATTTGGTGGTCGGAAATTTGCGAATTAATTGTTAATTTTATAGGAGATTTAATATAAGGTATTGCTTTAGTTAGAAGAGCAGTACCGTTTCGATCAGCATAGCTACCATTTCCTCCGTTATGTACGAAATGTATAGCTTTTGTTCTTTGCTTCCATGGAATTGAAACTGGTACGTTAATAAGACGAATATCTACTCCTTTTTCATGCCATTTATGATGCTTATAAAAATTGTAATCTAATTTTGACGAACATAATAACATGTCAGGGTATATATTAAGCTCTTCATTAAATTTAAATGGAGTACTTTCATACATAGGCATTAAAATTATTTTAGGCCTATTTTTCATTGTTGATAATCTATGCCAAGCATTTCGCCAAAATATAGTTTCAAATAAAAACAACACATCTATTTCCTTAAAAAACTCTTCAAGAATATCCATGTGTACTTTATCGGATAAAAGGCCAGGTCTTGAGCCTGGTGGATTAAATCCTAAGTCTATAATAGTTGATTCTTTAGGATAAAACTCCGAATTTACTCCTTGAGTAGAATGAGGACATAAGATAACTTTATTAATTATTTGATTATCATAAAAATCTTTTGCAAGGATACCTAACCCACTATGTGCTGCATATGCAATTGTACCTACTTTAATATTTGACATGTATTTTTTTATTTTCTTTATTATAAAAAAAAGCATCTTCTTTACCAGGAAAGTGAAACGCTCTTATAAACTTACTAATGTTTTTAATTTTCTCCATATCCTTTCTAAATATAATTTAGCTTTCTCTTCGTCTTGTATTGTACTAGTATAATTATTAGTAACTATTTTAATGAACCACTCTGTAAACATTTTATAAATTATCTCTTCCCCTCTTTTAAAAAGAGATACAGCTGTGTCGTTTGATGTGCATGTAAATCTTTCTATAGCTATTATATTACCGCTGTCTATTCCGGTGTCCATTTCATGTAGAGTAATACCAACTTCTTTTTCTTCATTTACAATTGACCAACTAAACGTACTTGCGCCACGATATTGTGGTAATATACCTGGATGGAAATTATAACATCGTTTTCCCTCTATAAACGCTGGCTTTAAAATCGTATCATACAATACTGAGATAATAACATTACAGTCATTTTTATCATATGTTAATATTATATCGTTTTTATATAAAATATTATAACTATCTCGTAACCATTCTTGACATTTAGTACCGATTTCTCTCGATGTTAAAAATAATACCTTATTCTTCACATTTCTCTAATCTATTAATCATTTCATCAACCATAACAGGTAACTGAAACTTATCTATATAACTTACACAATCTTCCCTATTTAAGATAGGTGTATTTTCCCACATATCCTTTAACGTGTGTTTAAATGCATTAAAATCTGTATGATTGAAATATGTTGCTCTATCTCCAAAATAATCTCTTGCACCCATATACGGCGAATCACTAACTAATACAGGTTTACCAAGTCTGTATCCTTCTAATAAAGTTAAACCACCGGTTGATGCCTCATAATATTCACATACTAAA